ATTAGCTACTGCTGTTGTGTTTGCCTGTAAAGCTCCTGTACCAACAGCTACGAGGCTATTGCCTGTAGTGTTTGCTGTTAAAGCACTTGTACCAACTGCCGTGTTGCTAGATGCTGTGGTGTTTGCGTCTAAGGCATAAGTACCTACGGCGACATTAGAAGCACCTGTGGTGTTTGCTGTTAAAGCATCATATCCAACTGCTGTGTTATTAGAAGCTGTGGTGTTTCCTTCTAAAGCACTTTTGCCTATGGCTACGTTTGATGCTCCTGTGCTATTTGCTGTAAGTGATTGATAACCAACGGCTACATTGTTTGAAGCTGTGGTGTTAGCATCTAACGCTAGGGTTCCAACAGCAACATTTCCTGCACCTGTTGAGTTTACCAATAAAGCGCTTGAACCAACGGCTACATTATTAGCCGCAGTCGTATTTGCTCCTAGTGCGTTATCACCGATAGCGGTGTTGTCTGTGCCTGTGGTGTTTGCGTCTAAAGTAGATTGACCAACTGCAACATTGTCTGTACCCGTGGTGTTTGCTGTTAAGGCTAATGAACCAACCGCTACATTATTACTAGCTGTCGTATTTTCTTCTAAGGCTTGATAGCCAACTGCAACATTTGAGTCTCCAGTCGTGTTTAGTTGTAGTGCTTCGGCACCAATAGCTGTATTTGTTGCTCCAGTAGTTGTTGTACTTAATGCAGCAGCACCATAAGCAGTGTTAGCATTAGCTGTTGTTATTGCATCACCCGCATTGTAACCAGTAATAGTATTATTATCACCAGTAGTTATAGCTTTTCCAGCGTTAGCACCGACAGCCACATTAGATGTTCCTGTGGTGTTTGCTGTTAAAGCATTATGTCCAACTGCGGTGTTGTTGCTCGCTGTGGTATTAGCATCTAGGGCTTGAGAACCTATCGCCACGTTTGAAGCACCTGTGGTATTTGCAACCATAGCCTCTCTACCTATAGCTATATTATTATCAGCAGTAGTGTTCGCTAATAAAGCACTTCCACCAACAGCTACGTTTCTTTTTCCTGTAGTATTTGTACCTAAAGTATTTATCCCAACTGCCGTGTTCTCATCAGCCGTTGTATTAGCGTCAAGTGCGCCTTTACCGACAGCAACATTTTCTGTACCTGTGGTATTTGCTACCAGAGCATTATAACCAACACCAGTATTATTAGCAGCGGTATTAACCTTTAAAGAATACATCCCAATAGCGGTATTTTGAGAAGTAGTAGTGTTGGCATTTAAAGACTCAAAACCAACCGCTACATTATTTGCACCTGTGGTGTTTGCCAATAAAGCACTTGAACCAACAGCTACGTTATAAGTTCCTGTGGTTAAAGCCCCAGCAGCATTATCGCCAACTGCGGTATTGTCTGTGCCAGTGGTCACTGCATCAAGGGATGCTTCACCAATAGCTACGTTGTCTGTTCCTGTGGTTATGGCTGTACCTAAGTTACCTGAACCAAGCCCTACATTACCGGTACCACCGGTCATGTCTAAAACGTCAGTAACGGCAGCACCTGCTCCTGCGCCATCAGCGACCACCATCTTAATTCCGCCATTCGGAATAACGACATTGGCTCCGGTGCCTTGAGAAATCGAGACTGCGTATCCAGAAGAGTTCTGAATCACCCATGTTTTATTAACTGTATTTGGAGCAAGCGTTACTGTGTTTAAAGCGCTAATTGATCCTGCTAAAGTTAAAACATATGCTCTGGCTGCATCGGCTGTACCATCTGCCATGGTAATGGTGTGGGAAGTTCCAGTGATTGTTTCTGAACCACTGCCCCATGCTTCTCCAATGAGCTCTAAATTTGTGTTGGTTGATGTGCCCCAGGTTCCCGATTCATCCCCTGTAGCGATTTCTTTAAGTCTTAGGTCATTTACATAAGTTGCCATTTAGATTCCTCTTATTTTTGTTATAATACCCGAAGATTATTCATTACGCTACTTCTTTCCATTCTGGCTCCTGAGAATCATCCACACCAGACCAACTTGGACTTTGTGAATCATTAACTCCGTCCCATTCTGGATCTTGCCCTGGAATCACCTCCGACCAAACCAATAATTGACTAATATGCCCTGTTCCTGTGAACCCTGTAACCGCAATAGTTACATGAGTTGAAGCTGTTATGTCACCAAGGCTACTTGTCATCGCATCCAAAGTGACCGATATAACATTATTAGTCGTTAGGGTTATTGCTCCTAACGATGTTGTGCCTGCTAATCCCGTAGGATAAACATTGGCATCACAGGTAACAGTTTCATCACCTTGAGAAACGGTCGATGCTGTTCCACTAACACCTGTAATAGCAGTACCGTTGGCAATAACTGTGCCAACCGCGCCTGTTGCTGCTAAGCCTGTTTCGCTAACATTGGCATCAGCACTAACCGTTTCAGTGCCTAAAGCAGTGGTTCCTGCTAGTCCTGTAACCGAAAGATTAGCAACACCGGTAACCGTAAGCGAACTTACTGCACCAGTGGCTGCCACTCCTGTTTCTGCAACATTTGCATCACAAGTAATGGTTAAAGAACTTACAGCCCCAGTTCCCGCCAAGCCGGTCAGCTCAACAGGGACAGGATTACCCCAAGTGCCAGAATTCCATGTACTCCGACCCCAGCCAGTGATAGCAGCCATTAGCTACCCTTACGCTATTCTAATAACAGCGTTACTTGCGTCTGCGGTTGGGAAAGATATGGTAAAACTACCTGCGGTGCTGGTTTTATCGCCACCGAAATCAAAAACTGCAACTGCTGGATCGCTAGTAGCTGTATCATTATAAATCATACAACCTCTTGCTGTGATTGTTGCTGTACCAAAAGTCAAATCAGAAAAATCAGTAAACGCAGTTGTTCCTGATGTTGTAGGGTTGACATTTGTTAAAGCTGATCCGCCCGCAGTATAGTTTGTTCCTGATGCCTCTGCGGTTGTAGTATAGGCGGTAGTAGAAGCACTCATTGTCGCTGAACTTGTATATAAAGCCAGCTTAAAAGAGTTTCCTCCAGATGCTTTAAAGTTATGTACCGCTTGCAGAAGCTCGCTTTTGAAAGAAGTACACATTGCCTGTGTTATAGCCATTATAGTCTCCTAATAATTTCCGCAAGGTCTTTATTCCCTTGCGCCTCTAATTGATTACCTATTGTACACATATGGTTTTTAATTGCCTCTTGTATATAATGAGTAATTATCAAGTGACACTTATTTTTAAAAGCATGGGCTTGCGCTTTAATTGGTTCTGGTGCTGTGTCGCTCACCGAAATCAATTTATTAGTAGCCATTTCAGCAACTTCTTCTGCTGTATGACCCCTACCATGAGTTGTCTTTACTCCAAGATCCCCTATAGAAAGTATAAACGAATCTGTTTCCATTTAATATGCCTCTGGTTCTGGAGGACCTAAAGTAATCTGTTCTGTTCTTCCTGAAAAACCCTTATGAACTTCTTCTTTTTCAATTTCAGAAGACTCTGTAATATCTAATTGTCCTTTATTTAGATACACAACAGGCGGATTTTCCAACCTGTGATAACCATATAGTTTTTGTTCCTCAGGCACGTTAGTATCTAACATAGAAGAACTTGCCGCAACTGAAACATCAATTCCAAGATCCATACATTTAGCTAACCAAAACTCACAACACGCTCTCCCTAGTTCACCAAAATGAATATTAGTGCTATAACTAAAATCAGCACCATACATATTGATAGAACCTACTTTATTTAAAGCCGCAAAAGCAATAGCATAAGCAATCGTATTATTTAAGTATCCACAACCTAATTCTTTTACCACTTCTTTTAAAGGATATAACTCAATAGCGGGAACTCTGTTGTCTTTTTCACACGAATATATCGGAATTTCCAGTTTAGGAAGTGTTCTACACATTACTTGAGTTTGTGGACCTGCATCAAATGTGTCAAAAAATCTACTTGCAGGATCCATCATGAAGACTCGGTCACATTTAATAACCGCACACATAGAATTAATTGCCCAAACCTCGTCATACTCTTGACTGTGACTAATAGACATATGATAATCCAATTGACTTCTTCCCATTGAGACAATGGCTATTTTCTTGCCTTTCAACTTTTTAAACACTTCCTGGTCCTTGTGGCATTAACTTGATACTATCATGACGCGCTTCATCTCTAACATCTTTAAATTCTCCAAGAAGTTTTAACATACCTAACGCTTCTTGAAATTTAGTTTCATACATCATAATTGTTTCTGGAGAAGATTTCATAAAAACTGCTCCTTCCACCAAACAACCATAAAGCATAGCATTAGGAGCATTTTTTGAAAGCCAACTTTGATTATCATCTCCCACAGTAGTTAAAGAAGCAGGACGATAATAATAGTGTAATTCAACTGTTAAATCACTATTTGGCGTCGGGGCAACTATAAAACTATCATCGTCAAATTGAGCATAGTAAAGGGGTTCCCCTTCTGTTGCTGCTGCGGGAGTATAATCCCTAATCCAGGAAACATGCTTTAATAATAAATAAGTATAATTACTGCTCGAATCTAAAACGGCTAAGCTATAAGGGGATAAAAAATCATCGGGGGTACTTAAATAAGTATTACCATCGGTAAGTGTCCCTGTTACGTTTTTACGAAAAACAGGAAGTTGTACCGCTTTTAAGATTCGTTCCTCTGTTGTTTGAATAAACGTATCTAACGTATTAGTAAAGGTTGTTTCAGTATTATCTAAATAATTCTGAGTTGCTGTTTTTAAACCACTGTATGTAAAGCCTGCCATTATCCTGTACTCACTGTCACATCACCTATTTCACCCGTTCCTTCTTCCCCTTCAAATTTACTACCTATTGGATCATCTGTAAATGTCATTGCGTTACTCCCTGTTGAGTCAATAACAGCAGAAGAAGGGTTTGTTGTTTTGACTAACCCTAATTGAGACTGGGGCATAGGTACTTCTGGACGAGGTTTCCACAATGCTTCAGCATCTGCAGTTATCGAAGGAGGATCTAATTGTGGTTGTTTGGGTTCATAACACTCTATACAAACTCTATTCCCTTCCCAAGTCATTTTTGCTGTTTTATAAGGATATGCCCAACCACAAGTGTCACATACGAATTGAGCATATTTACCGCTTGCATATGCCATTATATATACTCGTGTCTAGGAACAAGGTGTGTAGAAGAACGATCCTCATCGTATTTTAAAGCGTTCATTAAATCTTGCTCATATTGTTGTTTTATTATTTCCAATTTTTGCACATTCTTTTTTAAACAAAGATAATAAGCTAACCCTGAAACTAACGGAGGCATAAACCGACTAGGTATATCTACATCATTAACCGAAGCAGTAGAATCTTGAATTCTTTGCCACACATAGTAAATGAGTTTGTCAGTTGAATTCTCAGGCGTTGGATAAAGATGAATAATAGGTGTTTTTACGCGCTCTAGCCAAAACTCTGTAGGACGTGCTTTAGTTGCCTTGTTGGGGATTCCAACATATTCATTACGATCTATTCTATCAATAACATAGTCAGTAACTATATCACTAACACTTCTCTGAATATATGCATCTAAAATATCTACATCATAAGCATTAATAGTGTACTCATTAGTTCCTTCAGTTAAGGTAGTGGTTACTTTGCCAATTTCCCACATCTGAACCCCTCTGTTTGACCAATCTGCAAACATGATATTCATAGAACGACGAGCAGTTACTGCATCATATGAAGTGCGGGCTTCTAAACCCGCAAGTTCATATGCTTCTTCTATTGCAGTAGCTACATCTAAGC